TTGAGCAGGTTCTGATTCCAAATCGCGTCGGCAGAATCCAAGCCGGTATTCAGGACTGACCGAACGGTTGTGGCAAGATGAGAGGTAGCAAAAGCCCAATCATCGCGGTCATAGTCGCGCGCAAGGATCTGATCCCAGTTTGTCAGTCCCACGTCTTTGGGATTGATCAAGTCGGCCAGCTCAGCTGGTTTCATGCCTCCGATCTCAGCACCAAACTTCCAGGATCCACCTTGATCATACTCGTCCACAATCTCGCGCAAAGACCGGTAGCTGACTGTGGTCGAGAGGTCCTTCAGTTGTTGAAGGGACAAAAGGTTGCCGCCATCGTCAGTGAAGCCGGTGGGCGGTGGCTCCTTGCCTGCTTTCCAGAGGTCGAGTCGCTTCTTTCCAAGGATCTCCTCTTGGATTCCCTGATTCTGCCTCTTGAACCACTCCCAGTAGGTCATGTTCGCAGGAACCTGACCGTCCATGGACGCTCGAGTTCCCGCGGGCAGCTCCTCCATATCGAAGCCGAGCTCTTTCCAGGACTTCAGAACGGCGACCGTGGTCGATCGGCAGTTGGCGTGGGCGGGCGGCCGTGGGCCTGAGTCGACGGGATACACTTCGCCATCACGATCGCGGCACAGAGGAGACGTCCGCGTGTCGAGTGTCGAGACCCACCGAACGCCTTTGACCAAATCCTGGTTACTCTCCCAGACGAGTTGGCGCCCGGCGTTCGTTGCGTGGTTGATCGCGGTGCGGACGAGTGCAGTGGCACCGCGCCTCGAAACCTCCCGGACGCCATCCTTGTACTTCAATGCTTTTGTGCCGAGAAGACGACTTATGATCTCGTCAGTGGTTGACCCCGCCGTGATGCCGTCGAGAATGCTGCGCCAGCTCCTAGAGAGATCGGCAGTCTTGAGGTCAGCGATCCAGTCCTTGAGAAAGGCCCCACTGAACGGCTTTGCCGTAGCAGCGACCTGGAGAACTCCCAGGTTGGGGGTCGTTACGTCGAGGCCGGTGGGCAGCTCCTTGATAAACTGCTTGACTTCCGCCTGAGCCGAGGTGATAGCGGCATCTGACGCGGAAGACGTGAGTCCTTCACCGAACCGACCATGAGCATCTGAGATGAGCGACTCGACCTGCTTCTTGAGGCCCACCAACCGCGCCTTGCTGAAGGTTGACTTGGGGTTTGTGGTCCTGAGAAGCTTCTCGATGTCTTTGTCTACCCGGCCCAGTATCTCGGCTGCTTTCAAAGCCTCAGCGCTGCTATACCGGTACCACCGAATGGATTGGACGACCTGGAAGTCGAGAAACCGCTCGTTGATGCTCACTTAGATCCTTTCACCGCGTTCTCGAGCATGTGAAGCAGCAAGATAGTGCAACCGATGATGCAGAGAAGCACCCACAGGACCAAGGCTCCGATGATCCTGAAGAATGCCTCTAAAACGACCATCACTCGCAGGTCTTGTTGCCGGTATCGGGATCGATGAAGCAAGCAATGAGGTCAGGAGTCGTCTCGTCGGTTGCAACGAGAATGCCAAACCGCTTGCCAGCTGCCCGGAAAGTTGTGCAGCCCTTCGCGCCACCATCAAAAGCGTCCTCGTAGATCTTCTTGAACTCCTCAAAGCCAACCTTCTCGCCCACATTGCAGGTCTTGGAGATCGACGAGTCGACGAACTTTTGGGCGTTGATCAAGACAGCGAGGTGCTCTTGGACCAGCAGATCATCAGCACGCCGGCCCTTCACGTTGAACTTCTCGACGCCATAGTCAGTGAGCTTGACCAAGCGGGTCGTGACCCCGTCTTCGTTGATGATCGTCCGCTCCTGAGTGTAGGAGAACACCGGCTCGATAGCAGACGAGATGTTGTCCGCGGACAGCGAGATCGTGCCCGTGGGAGCGATCGAGATCAGGTGAGAATTCCGGATGCCATACTCAGCGATCAGCGCCCGGATGTCCTCGGGGAGCGTCTGGATGAACTTGCCCGCCAGATACTTGTCACGATCGAAAAGCGGGAACGGGCCTTTCTCCTTCGCCAGCAAAGCCGAGGCGCGGTAGCACTCGTCACGCAAGACGGTCAGGATCTGGCTCTGGATCTCGATGTACTCAGGACTGCCGTAAGTCGCGCCGAGTGCTTCGATCGCATTGGCCGTTCCTGTCACGCCGAGGCCCATGCGCCGCTTGTTGCGCGCCTCTTCTGCCTGCTGAGGAAGTGGATAGGTTGCGACGCCCACGATGTTGTCCATGGCGCGGACGACACCGGGGATGTCTGACCGGAAGGCTTCATAGTCGAAGAAGCGGCCGGCTGCTGCGGTGCGGATGTACTGGGTCAGGTTGAAGGAGCCGAGGAGGCAGGCGCCGTAGGGAGGCAACGGCTGCTCAGCGCAGGGGTTGGTCGCCGTGATGGTCTCGCAGTAGTAGAGGTTGTTCATCTCGTTGATCCGATCGATGAACAGCACGCCGGGTTCTGCCCAGTCCCACGTTGCCCGCATGATCGAGTTCCACAAAGCAAGAGCGCTCACCGTCTTGTAGACCTGACCGTTGAACCGAAGATCGAAGGTCGTGTCCGCTTTCACGGCCGCCATGAACTCATCGGTGATGCCCACCGAGATGTTGAAGGCGGTGAGGCGGTCAGAGTTCTGCTTGGCTGCCACAAACTCCTCAATGTCCGGGTGATCCACGCGGAGAACGCCCATCTGCGCGCCTCGACGACCGCCCGCCGACCGAACAGTGCGGCACGTTGCATCAAACGGCTCCATGAAGGACACAGCGCCCGAGGCCGTTGAGTTGAGCGACTTGATCAAAGCACCACGAGGTCTGAGAGACGAGAAGTCATAGCCGATGCCGCCGCCCGCTCGCATCGTCACGAAGGCCTCCTTCACCCGGTCAAAGATGATCGAGGAGTCGTCTTCGACCGTGCCCGAGACGAAGCAGTTGTAGGGCGTCACGGCCAAAGGCGAACCGATCGCTCGCTGGACGCGCCCTGCAGGCATGAAGTTCATGTGGAGCAAGGTCATCCTGAAGTCGCGCCGGTGACTTTCATCGTCCGCGAGAACAGCGGAGACCCTGTTGCAGACGTCCAGGAACGTCTCACCTGGAATCCGGTACTTGCTGGTGTGCTCTTCGAGCGAAACTGGGTGGGAAGGTCCGTAGTTATCAAGCACGTCTGTCTCCAGGGTTTGTTGTCTGATGATCTTGGTTGGGAAAAGTCAGTTCTTCAATCCGAGTTCCTAGGCAGCGCAGGAGGCTATCCTAGGAACTTCGGATCGTTTACACGCTGTCTTCTGGCTGAGGTGGGACTTGATCCTGTCCCGGAGGTTGAAGTGCTCGCTGGACGGTCGCGACTGCTTTCTCGAGATCCATGGCTTCCTGGTCGATGAGGTCCTTCTCATCCTCCTCTTTCCGGTCGCCTGGGACAATCTCACCGCGTTGAAGATTCTCGTGCAGTGTCCGGCGGCTGATTGCACCCGACTGCCAGGCTTTGATCAACTCAGAAAGCTCCTGCGGCGACAAACGGGTCTCGATGAAGTCGCAGTTGACGTAAACTTCTACCTCGCTTGGGTCAACACCGACAAACTCAGCAGCCATCTTGAGCACGGAGGTCAGCCCCGCGGACACCATGTTGACCACTGACGTAAGCAAAGACATCTCAGAGCGACCACGCAGACGGGTTGTCTCTGCCGTCTCGGCTGACTTTGAACCGTCCTTGATCATGCGCGCACCGAGTGCCGCCATCCGGTCTTCCTTGTCCAGCATAGCCGACCGCTGAGCCTCGATGCCCGCACCTTGGAACTCAAGCATGCCGACCGTAGTGGACTCAGGAAGATACCAGATCGTGCCCGAACCGATCGACTTGGGCCTGGTTGCGGCATCGAGGTTCCCGGCGACCCATGGTGTTGGCTGGGCTGTCAGGAACAGCGAGTGCTCATAGTCGGCGCTGTTGCGGAAGTGGGCAAGGTTCATGTTGACCAGGTCGAGGAACGGGGGCTTCTCAACGTCTGGCTTGAGGTCATAGGGGTTGATGAAGACGAAAGGCAGCATCTTCATAGGCTTACCGCCTACCGTAGGCTTCCGCTCGTCGGTGACTGCAAAGGTGAGTGAGGTTGGTTTGACCCCTTGCGCCGCAACGAAGTTGCCTTCCCACACCCGGCTGACGTACTCACCTGCGTCGTCTAGAAAGAGCTCGAGGTAGCGAACCGCGTCGTTTCCGTTGGTGTTGTCTATGTCGTCTCGGAGAACGATGCGAGTGAGGACCTTCTTGCCGGCGATGAACCGCTGGGACCAGTTGATGATGTCTTCTGCTCGGTAGGTGACGAGGTGAGGCAGGTCGGTGACCGCAGCACCCGAGGGGAAGTCGACCAAGATACCGTAACGCCCGATCGAGAGAACCTCATCGATCACCTCCTGGCAAAGGACCGGGAAGGAGTAGCCATCGGACGCCATGTTTTCTCGCATGGGTTCGAGCTTCTCAGGGCAGTTGAAGATGGGGTCGTTGCGGAATACCAGTCCTGAGAGGCCTCTCAGCGTTCGCTCAGTCACCGCGTAGAAGGAGGATCGTGTCTTGTAGGCTTTGTAGGCGTTGAGATCCATGCCGCTTGGCTGGGGCAGGTATGCTTTTCCTTGGTCCTTGACGCGGTCCTCTCCTTCGAGACAATCGCGGATCTTCGACCAAGACAGCATCCGCTGAGCGTAGTCGGTATGTGAGTCTGAGATGTTGTTTAGGGCGGACATTGCAGGACGTTACGATGACCCTTCCCGCTCATCAAGGAAAGGAAAAGGTCTCAGTGTGCGCCGGCGAGCTTTCCTTCGCCCGACTCGCCTTTGCCCACCATGCAAGCGGTCAGTCCCCAGACCATAGCATCAAGTCGATCGGGCGACGCTTTGCCGGAAAGAGGCTCCCAGACGCAGAGCTGGTCCTCAAGTGTCTGCATGGACCCGACAATGTGGGCGCGCCGTTGCTCAAACAAGGCAGAGATGGGCTCTGCTCGGGCAGCCTTGCCTTTCGATGCGTGTACCAAGGAGATCGGCAGCCCCCTGTCTACTGACCTGAGAGTGTGCTCGACCATCAAGCCGCCTTGGTTGCTTTCCGCGACGATGCGGTCAGCCTGCCAGGTGTGGTAAGCCTCGGCCGACCTCTTAGCCCATTGGGCGGGGGTGTACCGACCCGAGTAGTCAGCCAAGACATACCCATGGTCGTCCGAGCCTACGCCGGTAACGACTATGCCCGTCTCATCTGAGTCCTTATCCGCGGTCGTTGCGGGATCGATCGCAACGACTATCCGCTTGAACCAGAAGTTGCCGTCTGGGATCGATGGTGCTCGGGTCTCATCGAGCATGGCCCGTGTCCAGAGGGCGCCTTCCGACTCCTCGAGCAACTCGCCGTCGAGCTCTTGCCTACCCAATCGGGTTCCCTGGAACTTGGCCACCACCTGCTTGAAGAACATCTCGGCAAGATTCGCCCGGTTATCGTAGGTGGACCCACGGGTGACCACGCAAGACGGGTCTTTCATCAAGTCGATGATCAGCTTTGCTGGCTTGGGGGTCGTCGATATGAAGGCCCGTGGGTGCTCGCCCAGCCGTAGACCGAACATGGCAAGATCCCACGTCTCTGGGTATCTCCAGGCACACAGCTCATCCGCCCATATGAACTGATGCTGAGGCCCACGAAGGCGCTCAGGCTCGTCTGCTGAGTAAAGAGCAGCCTGCGCTCCATTGGCCCAAGTCAGTCGACGCTTTGACGGCTCATAGAGAGGCCTGCCAATGAGGTTGCCTCGATGATCGCGGTCGTCCGGATAGCAGGACGCCAAGATGCCTGACTCACCTTCGACCATGACGTCTCGGGTGTCTGCTGCTGTTGGTGCGATGAGGCCTAGGCGGTCGTAGCCTCGTTTGATCAGCTCTCGGGTTGTCTCTGCGCCTGTCCGCGTCTTTCCAGCCCCGCGTCCGGCAAGGTAGAGCCAGAAGGCCCAATCATCACCCGCGGGCAGGAGCTGCTCACACCGGCCCATGAACCACCAGTTGCGAAGAAGTGCCGTCTTAACTTCAGGATCAAGAGAGGAAAGGTAGCGGGCACAGCCTTTGGGATCTCTCTTGGCGAACGCCTGAACCATCTGGACGGTGAAGCGTTTTCCGTCCTTGGTCAACGGCATGAAGGCAAGAGGTGGAGGTGAGATTGAGTAAGACCTGCCCCTCGCGTCTTGCTCGATCAAAGAAGCCGCCATACGCAGTCGCGGCCCTTCCGATCGAAGGTGATCTTGCCTTGCTTGCGAAGGCGTTGGAGTCCTCGATCGATCGGACGGTAAGCGGCATCCGACCGCTCGCCTGCGCGCCCGCAAAGCCGGGAAAAGGTCCCAGGAAGGTTGTCGAGGATGAAGGCATCCATGGTCGAAGGGTCAATCTTCACTGTTCACCAGGTCCCTGAGAGACAACTGAATGAACCCAACCACTTCTAAGTGGGACTGAGATCCTGCTGTATAGGTAACAATATCAAAGCCTTCCTCGAGTTTCACCTGGATTGAGAGGACAGCAATGCCCACATCTGGGATCTGCCCGGAGTCGATCTGGTCGGCAACGTGCCGAAGCATCTGGGAGGCTGTCCATTCCCGCGGGTCGTTTGAACGCAGTGCCCGTTCTATTCCCAAGTCGACGATCATGCCGAGATACCTGCCAGCTTGTCGAAGAGCTGAGCGCCCGGCTGGAAGTCGACTTCGACGGGACCACCGTCCGCGCCCGTGACTTCGACGGCCTTCTTCTTCGGATAGGAGTACTCGAGTGTCTTGAGAAGGATCTCAACCCGGGCGCCCGAGGTCTCAACGCCGATCTTCTCGAGGTCGAAGTAGATCTCAGTGAGTTTCTTGAGTGGGTCAAAGCCCTCCTTGTACCCAAGGGCCTTCGCTGCATCGTCGAGGAGCTCTCGGAATTCTTGCTTGTTCTTGTTGGGCGTGCCCTTCGATCGACCGCCCGACTTCGGGGTGCCAGGGGGGCGTCCTGCTTGAGCCATTACCTTAACCTCCTGATAACTTGGTTATTTCTACCTGATTCTACGGCTACCGACTTATACAAGGGCCCGAGGGCGCTGTCTAGATGG